ACGACCGTCAAGCCGGTCGCCAAGAACAGGTACGTCAACTGGGACTACCTGATGTACCAGACGCTCTCGCTGATGCTGGCGGGCCAGTCGAACGTCACCTGCCGCTTCCCCCGGTCCCCGCTCATGACCACCGAGATACAGGGGAAAACCTTTCTGGTGTTCCACGGCGATGAGATCAAGAGCTGGCAGGGCATCCCCTGGTACGGCATCGAGCGGGCCATCGCTCGCCTGCGTGAGCTGTTCCAGGCTGAGGGTGTCATGTTCGACTACGCCGCGCTCGGCCACATGCACAACTGGGCGGAGCTGGAGCGGGCAGTCGGGCAGACGATGATTAACGGGTCACTCGTGGGGGGGAGCGAGTACAGCATCGGACGCCTGTTCTCGACCAGCCCGCCCACTCAGGCGCTCTACTTCATGCACAGCGAACACGGCAAGACGTGGGAGCTGCGTAACGACTTGAGCAGGGGCGACGACATCCCGCATCCCTACGTCCTGGTGGGTGGGGATTCCCTGGCAGACAGCTACAGAGCTGCGATGAGCGAGGTGGTGCGCTGATGACTCTGAGATCGGCATGGCGCTCGCTCTGGAGGGGCGAGTGGACCGCCAACCGCTTGATGAGCAGGAAGTGGTGGGCGCTCATCATCACTGCCTCAATCGTCGTGGTCGTAAGCTACACCTTCGTAGCCATGCTTGGCATCTACTCTTCGACCATCGTGGAAAAGGGTCTCGACGTGCTGAAGGAGGTGGTCATCGCATACTTCAGCGTGAACCTGTTGCAGAAGGTCGTGGAAGCCTACAAAGACAAGAACGGAAGTGGTGAGGTATGAGTGACGAGGTTGTGAAGATTCTCCTGTCCATCGCGCTGGTGATTATCTCCGGGGTGTTGAGCATCCTCGGCATCTGGATCAAAGAGAAGTACAGCAGCGCCAAGATCAGGTCGGTCTTTGACCAGATTCGGGCCGTCGTGAACGCGGCCGAGATCATCGGAGCCGCCCACGGGTGGAAGTTCTACGAGAAGAAGGCGTGGGCAGTCGAGCAAGCCGCCAAGTTCCTGAAGATCAGCGAGGAACAGCTAGACGTGTTCATCGAAGCAGCAGTAGCGGAGTTGAAGGCGTGGGGTAACGAGCTTGTGGCCGACAAGAACGGTGAGATCGTTCGGAAGTGCGACCAGCCAATCGCACCAGTGGATGAGCCGGAGCCGACGCCAATCGAGTAGATCACATTCCCAAATTGGGTAGTTCAGTTCCCAAGTTGGGAATAGAAGAGGGGGCCGAAAGGCCCCCTCTTTGTGCTACCCTTTTGCTACCGGAGCCATTCTCGGGCGATTTCAAGGTTCTCGTCGCCTATGCACTTGCCATCATCCCTCCCGCACGGAAGGCAGTCTTTCAGTGCGCAGCGAATCCATGTCATCAACAGCCATGCCGTGTGAGCCATGTCCACATACCTGTGTTGTTGTTCCGGTGAGCGTGTCTGGCGCTCGATCTCTTCTGGAGATAGCAGCTTCCGGCCTCCACTGCTCATCATGTAATCAAGAAGCTCCTCATCCGAGAGTTCGCGCATCAAGCAACCCCCATTATCGCCTCCATCGCATCGACGGCTGCCTGCTGCATCTCAGCGTTCGTGTGCGAGTAGATGTTGGCGGTCATTCCGATGTCGGAGTGACCAAGCCGCTCTTGCGTGACCTTCAGGTTGATACCTCTTCCGAGTAGGAGTGAAGCGTGCGTGTGTCTCAGCCCGTGGAACGTGACCGAGAAACCGTGTGTGCTAGCCCAGTACAAGTACCGGGCCGACAACCACTCCGGCTTCATCGGTGCTCCCAGTTCTACCGTGCAGATCAGGTCGTGGTCTTGCCATCGGTCGCCAGCGGCGCTCCTCTCTGCGGCCTGCCTCTTGAAATGGGCTTCCAGTTCTTCTATTAGAGAGGGGGAGAGGGCGACGGCGCGGACGGAGCTGGCAGTCTTGGCGTCGTGGTAGATCACCTTGCCGTCCACCTGTACGGCGTTACGTCGTACCAGCAGCACCCCGGCTACGGGGTCGTAATCCCTCCACCTCAGAGCAAGTATCTCGGCGCGTCTCATGCCGGTGGTCACAGCGAGCAAGATCGGCATATACATCGGCGTCGCCTTGGCCGCTGCGAGCATGAGTTTCACTTGGGCTTCAGACAGCACGGAGCGTTCCTGTTTGGGGACTCGTGGCAGACTCAGTTTGGTGGTCGGGTTCTTGCGGATCAGTTCCAGGTCCACGGCCTTGTTCAGCGCCGTCGCCAGGTTGGTGATCTGCTTCTTGATGGTGAGCGCCGCCAGCGGGCCACGGTTCGCACGCGTCCCGATGGTGTGCCACTTCTCCACCATCTTCTGTATGTGCGCCGTGGTGAGCTTCTGTAGTGGAACGTCCCCGATCTCGGCCTTCACCTGCTTGACCGTATCCTCATACCCCCGCACAGTGTACGGCTTCAGGTGTAGGCAGTAGTCGGCCAACCAGCGGTCGAGCCACTGGCTGGTCGTCAACTTGGTCGTGTCGATGAATTGCCCAGTGCGAAGCTCATGCAGTATCCGGTGCAGGTCCGTCTCAGCCTCTTTCTTGGTCCTGTAGCCCGAGTACCACTTCTGCCTGCGCTTGCCGGTCTCATCGTTCCCCATCTCGACCACGATGCTGTACTTCTTCCCCCTCTTTACGACATGGCCGCTCATTTGTCATCACCTCCTTCCCCGGCGTCCCTATATCGTCTCCATCGCTCCGCGATGTGAGTTCCGTACTCGAACAGGTGCGCACCTGCCAACACGATCACGGCGGCACCGAGGATCACTGCGAAGCGGGCGTAGGAATCGGTGGTGATCTTGTAAGACCCCAAGCCGACGCCCACGCCCACGAGCATAAGTGCGGCACCTGCTATCGCCGCGAGAACCTTCATTTCTGCCTCCCGTCACGTATCTTGGGTGTTGACAACTGAACACGAATGGTCTAAACTGCGTATCGAGAGTGTTGTTAGCCTGACTCTGCTGTGGGTGAACTGACACTTGTGTTTAGAAGTCTACAACAGACACTCATTTTTTGTCAAGCCGGTAAGCCGTGAGAGCTGGCGGATGCTGCCACCTCTACAAGTGGGGTGTTCCTACGAGTCCACAACTCATGCAGCCTCCAAGCGGGTTTCCCTCCTTTCCCGTATCCACGGCCATTCGCAGGGGGAGCAGGCCCCTAGCCTGCTTCCCCTCTTTCTTGTCCAGATTACTACAGGAGTGAAGTGAGATGCCTGCGGCTTGTTTGCAATCCCCACGAACCAAGCGGAAGTGTGCCATCTGCGGCACGACACTGACCTGGAATCCCAACGATATCTGCTGCTGCTGCGAAGACAAGCTGGTGCGGGCGAAGGGGACGCCCGCTAACCATCGGGTCAAGATCGACCCCGGCCAGTATCCCAACCTGATTCGACTGCGCGAGGAGGGGTGGACCCACAACCGCATCGCTCGGCTCTACGGAGTGAACCGCAACTACCTGATCGAGCTGATCGGTCGCATCCGAAGGGGAGAAGCATGAACCGTCCCAAACCCCGCATCCTTGCCCGTGGCGTAGACAAGATGACCCGTCAGGAATGGCTGGAGATACGGCGCAAGGGCATCGGCGGCTCGGACGCCGCCGCCATCTGTGGCGTGAATCCCTGGCGCGGACCCCTCGGTGTGTACCTCTCCAAGATCGGTGCCGCCCCTGAAGGCGACATGAACGAGGCGATGGAGTGGGGCATCGAGCTTGAGGATGTCATCGCCCGCAAGTTCAGCCAGCGCACCGGCTTCGCCGTCAAGCGCTGCAACATGGTCCTTCAGCATCCCGAGCATGACTGGATGCTCGCCAACATCGACCGCTACGTGCGCGACAACGACGAACCGGCCTGGGGTGTCCTGGAGGTCAAGAACGTCGGAGAGTACCGGGCCGAAGACTGGGCCGATGGTGCCGTGCCTGACTACTACAACATCCAGGTGCAGCACTACATGGAGGTCTTGGGGGCCGACTACGCCTGGCTCTGTCCGCTCATCGGAGGCCGCAAGCTCCAGCCGGTCAAGGTGATGAGAAGCGACAGCATGATCCGCTCGCTCGTCAAGATCGAGCGCGACTTCTGGCAGCTCGTGGAGACGCGGACGCCGCCGCCTATAGATGACTCTCCCGACGCCAGCAAAGTCCTCAAAGCTCTCTACCCCAAGTCACAGGCCACCAGTGTCCTCATAGATGAGGGTCTGTACCTGCGACTGAAGGCTGCGAAAGGGAAGGTCAAAGACGCCGAACAGGAGGTGCGCGGACTGGAGAACGAGATTAAGTCACTCATGGGGGAGGCGGAGGCCGCGATGGTCCCCGGCAACCCGAAACCAGTCATCACATGGAAAGGCTCGACCGCCCACGTCCTTGACGTGGAGGCCATCAAAGCGGCCGAGCCGGAGTTGTGCATGAAGTACATGAAGGAAACCAGCATGAGGAGGTTCCTGCCCAAATGAACGGTGATCCCATAAGGGAAGCCCTGAAGACCGGAGCTGACCCGCACATGATCTGCGCCACCTGTCCGTGGGACCGGACGTGCATCAAGCCTCCGGCTATGACGACCGGCGACGTTGAGGAGGCGCTTGACCCGGATCGCATCAGGAGCGAAACCGGGGAGGGGGAGGGTTTTCTGTTCGCGGCTATGATCAAGGCCATGACTTTCGCGGGCCGGGACACCGCCGCCCCGGTATGCCCTGTCCTTGTTGACCGGCTCCGCAGCTCGGACGGCAAGCGTATCGCTGACGCCCTGCGCGAGCTGATGACCTCGTGGGTGGACTAGCCGATGAAAGACGACCTTCCCACTATGTCTACGACGCGGGGTGTGTCTTTCGAGCCGCACCCGACCGTGTGTGAAGTGACCTGTCGGTGATGCCACAAGCCTTTTGAGGTGATGCGGCTGCGCCACGGGCGCGTCCGCTGCCCGGAGTGCCACCGTCCCCAAGGCTTCCGTAAAGAGGATGTCAACTGGAGGAGCGTGCCGTGTTCGTGAAGTTCAACCTCGATATGTTCTGTGACCCCGACCCTGGAGAACCCAACCCCACGCATCTGACGCATGAGCGTTCTGCCCGCTTCCGCTCCGCGAAGCTGACGGCGAAGCAGGCGGAGGCCATGTTCAACCAGATCGCCGCGTACCTCGAAAAGACACTGGAGAAGACCTATGGCAAGAACTACTAGCTCCACCGCGCTCGACGCAAGGTTGGAGGCGCGAGCCGCCCGCAAGACCAGCGGCGGTATGACCGTCTACGACCTGCTCGACCGCCAGCGTCCGCAGATAGAGAAGGCCCTACCCAACGTTGGGCTGAC